GCGATCCTAGCGTTGACAACGACGGCAATGCTTTGGTTGCTGGCGCTTTGTATTTCAACAGCACTGACGGTGCAATGAAGCTGTATACCGGCAGCGCCTGGGTGGCTGCTTATGTGTCTGGCTCTGGTTACCTGGCATCAGCTAATAATCTGTCTGACGTGGCCAGCGCATCAACAGCCAGGACTAACTTAGGTTTGGCAATTGGTACAAATGTCCAAGCATATAACGCTAATACAGCCGTTACCAACTCAGCACAGACATTCACAGCTACTCAGACTTTCTCAGGATCATCATCAGCTACAGCCATTGTTTTAAACGATGCAGCAGAGGTAGCAACAGTATCTGCAACTGCGGCTACTGGCACTATAAATTACGACATTACAACCCAGTCTGTCTTGTACTACACAAGTAACGCAAGTGCTAACTGGACTGTTAACTTCAGAGGCTCTAGTGGTACTTCATTGAATACTTTGATGAGTACAGGTCAATCAATGACTGTTGCTTTCTTGGTTACTCAAGGCTCTACTGCTTACTACAACTCTGCTGTGCAAGTGGACGGTACAACCTCTGGCGTAACTACTAGGTGGCTAGGTGGTGCGCCTACTGCGGGTAATGCTAGTGGCATCGATAGCATAAGGTATCTCATTATTAAAACAGGTAGTGCTACGTTCACTATCCTTGCATCAGTAACACAATTTAAGGCTTAACACTATGCCATTACAAGCAACAAGTGGTGCAGCTTCTTATGATGCCTTTGGTGGTGGTGTAGCTGCTGTTCCTAACTACATCGAGGACGTGTTTTCAACGTACCTCTACACAGGCAACGGCTCTACACAGACCATCACCAATGGCATTGATCTGGCGGGTGAGGGTGGGTTGGTTTGGGTCAAGTCTAGGAGTAATTCTACTAATCACAAGTTGCTGGATTCTGGAATAGCATATTCATCAACAAATTGGGATCAAAGTCTTACATCAAACAGCACTGCTGCCGCCAGTTATTACGCAACAGGGGCGATAACTGCCCAAGCAACAGGCTTTGAGATTACCAGTCCAGACAATGCGGCAATTAACGAGTCGGCAAAAACCTACGTCTCATGGACATTCCGCAAGCAACCAAAGTTCTTTGATGTTGTGACTTATACGGGGACGGGTTCTGCAAGAACTGTTGCTCATAATCTTGGTTCAACGCCAGGTTGCATTATTGTTAAACGTACAGACGATGTAAATTCATGGGTTGTTTACCATCGAGGTGTTGATGCTACTAGTCCACAAAATTATGCGTTGTTTTTAGACCTTACTAATGCTCGTGCAACTAACTCAATTTACTGGAATAACACAGCACCAACTTCAACAAACTTTACTGTTGGCACATCAGGTGGAACAAATTTAAACGGAGCTACTTACGTTGCGTATGTATTTGCCCATGACGCAGGAGGCTTTGGCCTGACTGGTACAGACAATGTGATTTCGTGTGGGTCGTTTACGACTGATGTTAGTGGAATTGCTTCAGTTAATCTTGGGTATGAGCCTCAATGGTTAATGTTTAAACGAACTGATACTGCTGGTTATGGTTGGTTTATATATGATTCAATGCGAGGATTTGTTAATAGTGGTTCTGTAAGCACAGCAGATGATTCAGAATTAAGAGCAAACACAAGTGCTGCTGAAACAACTCAAGCTGGTGGAATCCCAAATGCTACTGGTTTTGATGCGTACACAGGTTTAGCAAACGCAACCTACATCTACATAGCCATTCGTAGAGGCCCGATGAAAGTGCCTACGAGTGGGACGAGTGTTTATAACGCTGACTTCTACAACGGCTCTAACTCTCCACCATCATGGAATTCTGGTTTTGTAACTGATTTAGGTATTTATAAAGATAGAACTGGTGGGGCTTCTAACACATACGATAGATTGCGTGGCGCATTTCAGTTGCAGATGAATTCAAGTGGCTTAGAAAGTGCCTCAACTATTGGTAAATTTGATTACATGAATGGTTTTGGAAATTCCTCTGGCACAGTAGATACAACATTGCTGGCGTGGATGTTCAGACGTGCTCCATCTGTGCTAGATGTGGTTTGCTATACAGGGACGGATTCAAATGCAAGCGTTCCACACAACTTGCAAGCCGTTCCACAGTTGGCAATTATCAAGAGAAGAAACGGCACTTCTGGATGGGTTGTTGGTTGCCCGTTGTTGAGCAACACTGCATACGGTCTTTTAAACGAGACAATTTTCTTTTATACGTCTGGTGGAAATCCAAACTTTCAAAACACAGCATGGTCAGATCAATACTTATATTTAGGTACTGACCAAGATGTAAACGGTTCTGGCTACAACTATGTCGCCTACCTCTTTGCAACCTGCGCAGGGGTCAGCAAGGTGGGAAGCTACACAGGAAATGATGATGTTCAAACAATCAACTGTGGGTTCACAGGTGGTGCTCGGTTTGTGATGATTAAACGAACTGATAGCTCCGAAGATTGGTTTGTATTTGACACGGCTCGTGGAATAAGCTCTGGTGATGACAAGATTCTTTCGTTGAACACAACAGCCGCAGAAGTTACAAACAGGAACAACGTCAGCCCAGCATCAGTTGGTTTTGAAGTAAATAATGATGGTGGTTATTGCAACGCATCAGGCGGCACATACATTTACTTAGCAATCGCATAAGGAAAAATCATGAAAATCAGAATTAGAGAAACAGGCGCAGTCATGTACGAAAGTGAATTTCGTGCATACACAAAAGCCAATGGAGGCCCATCATGGGAGACAACAACAACTGAAGTCTTAGAGGCTTTAGGTGCTGATGTAGTCTTTGAAGGCCCACAAGCTACTGGCGGTACTGTTTACCAATACTCTCAAGCCTCTGGTGTTGAGCATATTGATGGTAAGTGGTACACAAAGTATGTGCTTGGCCCTACCTTTACTGACACCACCGATGAGTCTGGGAATGTCACAACAGCCGCAGAACAAGAAGCTGCATACAAGGCAACAAAAGACGCTGACCAGGCAAAGTCTGTACGCTCAACACGCGACAGCAAGTTGGCCGAATCAGACTGGCGCGTGATCAAAGCTGCTGAAACTGCAACCACTTTGGATGCAGCCTGGGCAACCTACCGCCAAGCTCTGCGCGATGTGACTGGCCAAGCTGGATTCCCATGGACTATCACATGGCCTGACGCACCTTGAGGTAGATCATGGACGCAGACGTGGACAAGAGATTAGCCGTGCATGAGGCAATTTGCGCTGAGCGTTATAGCAGCATTGCCAACTCACTCAAAGATGGTGACAGGCGCATGACCAAGATTGAGTATTTGCTTTATGCGGCAATTCTCACGGTGCTGCTCGGGCCTGGTGTGGCTGCTGAGTTTGTGAAAAAGATTTTTGGGCTATGAAAGATTGGGCCGTGGCAGTCATTGCAGCAGCCCTTTTTTCTGCCACGATTATTTGGGCGTTTTATACAATCATTTGGGCTTATCCATGGTAACAGCTAAGAAAACAAAACCTCCCGCTAAAGTTGCACCAGTCAAAAGATCAGTAACAAAACCGACAGTTGTTCAGCAACCAAAGCAACCAAAGAATCAATCGAATGTTGACAAGGTAGTAGACCTCATCAAGTGGGTGGACAGCCCGTTCAAGTTGTTCACCGTGATTCTCTTGTCGTTTCTGGCTTTCGCTGGGTATTTTGCATGGGACTCCCGCCAGGTCATTTTGCAGGCCATTCAGAATCAGGATCACATGCCCCAGCTGGTCAAGCAAGAGGACTTAATTGCGCCAGCGCAAAGCCTGATGAAGGACGTGGACGGTGTTGTGCTGCTGGTTCACAAAGCAAACCTTGCAACGAACAGTCGCACCACAGTGCTGGCCCTTAACTATGACGGCACACGCGAGAAAAAGGTTGAGGGTTCTGTGACCAGCCTGTTCAACGCAAGCGCAGATCGCAACGCTGCCATGGTGGCCATGCTGAACAATGAGGTGCTGTGCGAAGAGTTCAATCCATCGAGTAAGGTCGGCGAGTGGGGTGCTAAGCAAGGCGTCAAGTTCATGTGTCGCGGATCGATACCGCCAGACCCAGGCAAATTTGCGGGGTATGTGGCCATCGGTTTTAAAGATAAGCCAGAAGACATCGGTGCATTAAAAACCCGCATTAATCTCGCATCGAGCGAAATGGCTGACGAATGAGATGGCTGGCGCTGGCATTGCTTTCAACTGCAATGCTGGTGGCAGCGCAGCAAAACCGCTGCATTGTTTCGGATTTTTACGGGGTAAGTTGGATCAGTGAACCAACGCTGCGACATACGCAGCTGTCCATGTGGTTGACGACCAATGGCAACAACTGTTCATCAGATCAACTGGCGGTCATATGGAACAACCTGGCCATGTGGGCTGGAGTGGCTGACTCGGCAGAATTGCGGGGGAAGGTATTGCACTACTATGCCAAGGCAAGAGAGCGAGAGGACAAAAAATGATCACGCTGGACAAATGGTATCCGATGGTTTTGCCCAAGCAGTACGACGTTAAGCAAGCTGCATTTGACCAGGCTGTGGAGCGCGTGCAAGATGAATACAAACAGGCGCTCAAGGCCAACAAGATCGAGAAGGCCACCCATGAGATGGAGGTGGAGTTGTATGACAAACGTGCCAGGCAAAACACGATTGAGCTTGGCATGTTTGAGAACCGTAGACGGTTCCAGATTTTTGTTTAAGGAGTAACTATGCTTTCACTTTTCTCAACCCTTGGGGGCTTGCTGATTTCCGGCCTGCCCAAACTTCTGGACTACTTCCAAAACAAAGCCGACCAAGCACATGAGCTGCGCCTGGCACAAGTGCAGACTGAGCGCGAGCTGCAGCTGGCGGCTGCTGGGTTTGCTGCCCAGGCTAAGGTTGAGGAGATACGCACAGACCAGATTGCCATGCAGACTGATGCGCAAATGACCGAAGCTGCGCTCAAGCATGACGAGAAAATTTTGGAGCGAGCAAGCACCTGGGTGGTTAATTTTATTGGCACAGTGCGTCCAGTGGTGACATACATCTTTGTGCTTGAGCTGTGTGCAATCAATGCCTGGATCGCCTTCTATGTCTACAACAGGCCAAGCCTGGTCATGAACATGGACGATCTGATTCGAGTGAGCGAGATAATTTTTAGCACTGATGAGATGGCCATGCTTGGCGGCATCATTGGTTTTTGGTTTGGCTCACGCAGCTGGAGCAAAAAGTGAAACTGAGCAAGGCTGGCGCTGATCTAATGCACCGCTACGAAGGATGCCGCAACCGTGCCTATCTATGCCCTGCCCACATTTGGACAATTGGGTTTGGGCATGTGCTGTACCAGGAACAGATCAGGTTGCCTATGGTCAAGACCGAAAAGTACACAGGCACAATCAGAAAAGAGTTTCCATTGAGGGAGGGTGACAACCGTGTCTGGTCACAAGCAGAGATCGATTCGCTATTCGCACAAGATGTCGCAAGTTTTGAACGTGGTGTTTTACGACTTGCTCCCAATTTGGCTGGTCGTCAAGGGGCTTTCGATGCGTGCGTCAGCTTTTCCTTCAATGCCGGACTGGGTAATTTTCAGCGCTCTACCATTCGCATGAAGATTGGCCGCGAAGACTGGGAGGGTGCAGCACAAGCCTTCATGCAATGGACTAAGGGCGGGGGGCGTGAGCTTCCCGGCCTGGTGAAACGGCGCAAGGCTGAAGTTGCGCTGTTCCTAAGTGACGAAACTACTGCGCAGCCCCAAGAGCATTGATCCGGCGCTGGTAGTTTGCTGTGTGTCTGACGCGCTTCATGGTATCGATGCGATCAAGCGTCTCCTGGTTGCAGCCCTTCAGCTCTTTGAGGATTGTCATGCGTTCGCGTGCTGGTCGCTTGCCTGCTTTCGCGGTCTTGTCGGCCAGCTCTTCGTATGCGTCTGCCCATTCATCCAATGTGTCATGCACACTGTGTGGCTGCTCTTTGCCTGGAACAAACAAAGCAAAGCCAATGGCCGCAGGCTCATCAGCTGAGCTTGTCTCATCCACCTCGGGTATATCCACCACTTCAAAGCGCTCAACCATCTTGTCTACAAAATCGATGGCATCATCAATTGCATCAAGTACTGGATCAGGCTCAATTGTTTCGGCCTCAATAATCTCAACTGGCTTGGCAACCAGGTCGAGCGGGTTGGCAGGCTTGGCCACCGGCACGGGCTTGGCTTCGTCCGGATAATCCTGGGCTTCCTCAGCTGTGATCATGCCCTTGAGTACATCGGGGAAGGCGTCGCGCAAAGCAAAGCCACGCGCACGCATTTGCAGCATGCGCTTGGGGTAGGCAGTCCATGGGCCGCCCTTGCCCCACAGGCCGGCGCGCTTAGCATCTTCGACTGAGAACTTGGCCACCACTGGCTTGCGTCCCTTGCGTTTGGCCACACACACAGCGATCGGGTTTGTTGTGCCTTCGTTCTCGATGTACTCCTCGATGTCCTCGCACACTGGGCTGGCCTGCACCAGGGCCATCATGGCATCGCCGTACACGCTTGGCTTGCCATTGATCACGGCAATGTTTTGCAGGGCTTGCATGGGCGCCAGGCCCATTTCGTATCCCCATTGGACACAGACAAGCACGTCCTGTGGTTTGCCCTGGTAGGCTTTGGGAACCATGCTTGAGCCGGACAGCATTTCGCTGAACTGAATTGCTTCGGTCATGGTGGTGGGCGCAAAGCCGCGTTGGTTAGTGGTGGTCAGCTGCATTTTGTTCCTCTTCGATGTAAGTTTGCATGGTTGTAAAAATCAGATTGGCCATGGCGTCGACAAACGCTTCGGCCTGCTCTTCTGTTGCGTCTGTTGCGTTTAGCATGGCAACGACTGCCTGCTCATACGCATGCCTGATGGCCGGGTAGTTGGGCAGATTCAAGTCAGCTCCTTGATGGTGATCGACGACTGGCGGATGCTGTACGCAGCTTTACCAGGAACCAGGCGCTCAGCTGTGGCTTTGTAGTTTCTCATTGGCCAGCTGATCACATACTGCCCAACACGGCCACGCTCAGACTGCCCAAGCTCTTGCTTGATCAACTTCTCAGCAGTCTCGATGCTAGCCTCAGCTGCCCTAATGGCTGCCTTGTTTTCCATGATGCCACGCGCCAGCTCAGCCACTGTCTGGCCAAGCTCTACCTCTTCACGGTTGGCGGCATTCGGGTAGATGCGGTCAAGCTCTTTGCTGCTGGCCGGTGGATACCAGTCGATCTCAGCCGTTGATGTGTACTTGTCGAGCTTGTCCTGGAAGTCATGCACAGCGCGGGCAATGGCTGCCTGCGTCTCTTTGTGTGGTGCGAACAAGAACACGCGCAGCTCGATGCCCTGGTACAGCACGCACACGGCGCCCCACTTGTGGCCGGTTACCAGCATTTGACCCTGCAACTGGATCGGGCCACGCGCCAGGTGAGGCACGTCCTCTGGCATGGTCTTGGTCAGCTTTGCTTCAAGCACACCAGGGCCTTCCAGGATGATGCTGTCCTGGCCAACAACATAGATGCCCTTGTCTGGGTCTGTCGTGATCTCCTGACCATTGCCCAGGCCAACGCCATCCAGGCTACAGCTGAGCGGGATCACCTCATGCGTGAAGGCTTTGTTGATCTGGGTGTCAACGTCTATCAGGCCAAGGCGATTGGCCGCCTCCTCCAGGATCACTGGCTCCAGCGTGTTGCCCCAGCCCATGGCTTCGTTGCCAATGTCTGGTCGCTCTTTGCCGTCAATGGCATTGATGCTGAACTGCAGCTCATCATTTGGCGTGCTGTACTTGCTAAAGCCCATCAGCCCCGGCAATCTGCTGGCGCTCATTGACTTGTCGTCGGTTAACTTTCCGGCCATGGTTTACTCCTTTGTTGTTGCAAGAGAATACACACGCACAACCCGTGCATGTGCTTGATGATGGACGGCCTCTGTGAAGCCGACCGTCGTGAATTGTTTGGTTCTGAATACGGCGCCAAGCACCGATGGATGTACGCCTGACGGCACTTCAATGAATTGTCTGATGTCATTGATTGACACTTGTCCATTCTGTTTGCACAGCATCACGGCCAGCGCCCGGCAACGCTCCAAGAACTGGTGGTCACGCTGCTCAAAGATGTCGAGCTGGCGCTGCTTGATGTCGCGGCCAGTCGCCTTCATGATTGGATCCTTTGAATCTGTTTGGCCACCAACCAGTTGTCACCCAAGCGGCGAATGGATCGCACCCATTGACGCTGGTATGAGCGGATCGTGGCAGGCGGTGCGTCATAGGTGGCAAAGATGCGGCGGACATGAGTCAGGAATCTGGTGTTCATGATCAGCCCCTCCATGCCAACAGTACACCCCAGCCACCAAAGACCAGGAACGTGCCCACAACATAGGCTGCATCGATCAGTTTTTCTTTCATGATTTTCTCCTTGATTAAGCTCTTGAGAGCAAGTTGGAAACCTGGCTTGCGTGCCAGACTGTGCCGCCCCTGGCGGTTTCAATGCCGCGAGCTGTCAGCTCATTGGCAATGTCTCTGAGGGTGGCTGCACCCAGGCGTGCCTGGATGTCGCGCACCATTGGCAGCATGCGTGCTGCATAGGCGTCTGCCTTTGTCTTGATGCTGGCCACACCAGCTGCGCTGCCAACTTCTGGCGTTGGGCAACCCAAGCGTGTGCCACGGGCCTTGGCTTGTGCCAGGGCAGCCTTTGTGCGTTCGCTGATCTTGCGTGCTTCCCACTCGGCAAATACAGCAGACATTTGCAAGAAGGTGCGATCAGCTTCTGGCATGTCAGCGCACACGAATGGCACGCCAGACTCCAAAAGGCCAGAGATAAAGTGGACGTTACGGGCAAGGCGGTCGAGCTTGGCAATCACGAGGACTGCCTTTGTACGCTTGGCCAGGCTCATGGCTTGAGCCAACTGTGTGCGATCGGTCTTGCGGCCAGACTCGATCTCTGTGAACTCAGCAACCAGCTCCTGGTCACCGACGTGTTGGGCAACAGCCTGGCGCTGTGCATCAAGGCCAAGACCTGACTGGCCTTGGCGGTCTGTTGACACTCGGAAGTAAGCTACAAACTTGGTCATGATCAAGCCTCCTTCGCAGCAGCCAATACCGCGCTGTCAACCCAGTCATTGATTTGAATTGCGACTTTTCCGTTTTTCTGCTGACGGAATTCGTAAAGGTTTGCAAGATGGCAAAAAGTATTGCCATTGCGTTCTGTACCAACACCAATCACACGCCATGCTTGGCCCATGTGAACAAGTGTGCAGCCAATCTTGCTGCGATCGCCAATTGAAAATGTTGTATCTGTCATGTTTAACTCCTTGCACGTCATCTGTGCGTTGAACATGGATGAATTCTAGCACGAATCTGATATCACTCAACAAGCCATCAAAACGACGAAAACATAGGTACAAACCCTAGCAAATCAAAAAATTATTTGATGCCTATGCAAAACGATATCAATGCGGCTACACTTTTGCCTCATGAACAACAAACGAATCCCGGTTCTCGCTAGGCTCCATCAGGACACTAGAGAGCTGCTGACACGGGCAGCAGAAGATCAGAGGCGCAGCCTTTCATCATTGATTGACCAGTGTGTGCGCGACCAGCTGCAGCCACGTTATGGCCAGCTGACACCACGCCTGGATCGGTTCTTGTCGGGAGTGAAGCAATGAGCGAACAAGAAGCCAACAAGATGCTGGACATGGCCAGAGAGGGCCAGCCAATCCCTGATGAGATCCTGGCTGAAGCGCTGAGCATGACGGGCGAGAGCAAGCAGAAGCCACCACCATTGAGCAGCGACCTGGTTGCCTATGTGGCCAGCATGCGCCAGGCGGGCTACCTATGACTGCAGGCATCTACTTTGTTGTGCCAGGAGCGCCGGTCGGCAAGGGACGGCCACGCGCCAGCAGCAGGGGCGGCTTTGTGCGCATGTACACCGACGCCAAGACGCTGTCATACGAGGCCATTATTGCCAAGCAGGCAGGGTATGCCATGGGTACGCTTGAAGTCCTGGCAACACCCATCAGCATGCGCATTGTGGCGCTCTACCCAATTCCCGTCAGTTGGTCAAAGCGTAAGCAGCTGCAGGCGCTCAATGGCGAGCTGATTCCAGGCAAGCCAGACCTGGACAACGTGGCCAAGGCCGTGCTCGATGCCGGCAATGGGGTGATCTACCAGGACGACAAACAAGTCATCAGGCTTGTCATTGAGAAACGATTCGCGTTTGATCCTCGCGTTGAGGTCTACGTTCATGAGGTATTGAAATGAGTTTTGCAAAGCACCAGGTCAGTCTGACTGGCAGCCGTGTCAATGGCCAGCCGTTCAAGCTGTGCCACCGATGTGAAGAGAAGCGCCCACCAGAAGGCGGCGTGCAGACCAGTCCGCAGCGCTGGTACTGCGCTGTCTGCTGGGTCGACAAGATGAAGGGCAAGCGATGAGAAAGCGCAGCAAGTACAGGCCACGCCAGACCCTGCAAGACCCGGTCGCGTGGGTGATCAATGGCTTTAAGCCAGTCAGCTCAACCAGCGAGGCGCTGGGCCTGAAGATCAAGAACCATCAAGCCCTGTTTGACATCACGCACGGCGATGGCGACAAGCAGCAAGTTGACGTACTGATCGCGGCCATGAACATGGCTGAGGCATTGCACATCATCAATGCCGACCTGGGCAAAGACTACGCGCCGGAGGTCAAGGCCGGCCAGGACGCCATCTACACAATGGCCAGGCGCGGTGTGGCCAAGGACAAGTTTCTGTTCACCGGCCCAGAGCTGCAGGCCATGAACCTGGCCATGGAAGTGCATGACGCACAGCTTGAGCAGTGCACCATTGCCGAGCTGGAGCAAGCAATCAAATTTGTGTATGAGGCCATCAAGCACCGCCGTGCCAGGCCAATCGTGGAGGCGACCGTATGACAGACGAGCAATTGATTGTGCTGGCCCGTGCTGCCGGCCTGACAGGCAAGCCGACAGAGAACGTCATGGCGTTCCTGCGTGCGTTCTACGAAATGTCCAGGAGGCAGGAATGACTAAAGACGAAGCATTGAAGCTGGCGCTGGAGGCGTTGGAGGAGGCTTGGTATCACGTTGGCACATTTCAACCAACCGAGAAGGCGATAGACCTATACGACGAGGCAAGAGCCGCCATCAAAGAAGCCTTGGCACAACCAAAGCAGGAGCCTAAATGCGTTGCTGTCGTTGAAGTGTTTGGCAAGGACTGGAGGCTTGATTTTATGTCCCTACCAGTTGGGAAGCACAAACTCTACGCACAGCAATACACCCATATTGCGTCAACAAAACAAGAATTAGTTGGCTGGAAACTTGTTCCAATAGAACCGACCAATGAAATGCTTAAAGCAATGGATGAGTGTTCGACAGAGGGTTATGACGAGCGTTTGTATGCCGGTCATGCGGCATCTGTTTACATGGCGGCTGTTGATGCTGCTCCCGTTCCACCACAGCGCACCTGGGTTCATTTGACAAACGAAGAACACACAGAGCTGGCCATTGAATGGGGCTGCCTAAGCGCTGACTGGGTGTTCTACGCTGCAGCAGTCGAGCGCATGGTCAAGGAAAAGAACACATGACCCAGCACAACTCATGCAATTTGTGTGGCAAGCGTAAGCCTCAGCAGGGCGGCACGTTTCGCCTGGTGTGCGGCGTTCGCTGCTGGGTCTGCGTTTGCTGCAAGGACAAGAAGTGAAGCGGCCATGGAAGCCTCATTACCACAAGCACAAAGGCCCGCTGGAGCCCGACAGGACAACCCTGCTGATGGCAGTGGCCAGAGAGCTGCTGACGACCTGGGAGCTGACCAAAGACAAAGCCAACGTCGACCGGCACTTGGCTGCAGTCGAGAAGATCTACGGGCCTGGCAGCGAGTCATCAGTGCGTCAGCACATGCATTGGATCAGGATCAATGAACGCTGTGGTTGAACCCATCGGTTTTGAGCTGCCCAAGAAGCCCAGGATCAAAGAGAAGGCGCCACTGCCAGACCAGCGCAAGGTCGTGGTGTTGCCGTTCAAAGCCGTGTTTGACAAAGAGCTAACCCATGGCGCTCTCCAAGCACTGGCAGCCCTGTGCAGCTATTGCAACCGTGCAGGCATCACATGGGTGAGCCAGACCAGGCTGGCATCAGACCTGGGCATTACCCAGCAAGCCGTTGCCAAGCAGTTCAAGCAGCTCAAGGACGGCGGATACATCGAGATCATCAAGAAGGGCCACAGCGGCACAAGAACCAGCACAACCCGGGTCATCTTCGATCCAAACATCACAGCACAGGACGCCATCACCATGACCAGCAACAAGGAAGACACACGCCCACCATGGCTCATTGAGCAAGAAGCCATGCAGGCCCAAGAGATTGACCGAGAGGGTCAAGCAAGGATCGCCAGGCTGATCAGCAAGGCGCTCAAACAACCAACCAACCAGGAGAAAGCAATGCCCACATCAGGACAGACCAGGACGGTCAAAAAGATGAAAGATGACATCCAGAAAGCCAAGTCAAAGCGGTCATCAACCACAACCAAAGCTGTGGACAAGACTGTGGATAACATTACACAGGAGTCATCCAATCACAACCTGGAGGTTGTACAAGTTCACAACCTGGAGGTTGTAACTAACAAAGAATTTAACTATAGAGAAAGACTTAGTAATAAGAAAGATAAAGATAAAGATAATAATAATTTAAATAAAAGAGAAAGACTAAGGTTTGTTCTGCACAACCAAATGATTGAACAGTTGATCGAGTTTGGAATGAGCGACCAGCAGATCGATGACGGGCTTGAAACCTTGTTGGCCATCTACGCAGCCGAAGGCATCACACCCAGACCTCAGCACCTGGTTGAGGGATTGATGCAACTGCACCGGGATGCGGCATGAGCCAACCCATCAGGAAGGCATCAGGATCGATCCATACGCCACGATCGCAGGGTGGTTGGCACATGGGTAGCATCACAAGCATTCAATCGCTTGTAGGCCGTTTAATCGATTCTGTACAAACCTCAAACGAACGTATGGATTTTGTACAAGCAGTGGGCATGCTGCGACGTGTACCCCTGGAAGCGATCGCAAACCATATGCGCCAGCGTAGCCTGCGCGATAACGCGCCTGTTGACGTGCGCGGTGAAAACGACCCTTTCCCCCCTCCCCCCTACCGTAGCGATAGGGGGACTACCCACAATTTTTCCCCACTTTTTTAACCCAAAGGAACGCGACATGAATGAAGACCTAAGAGCTGATGGTATTGGCCAGTACCGTGAGATCACCAAAGCTGAGTTTGCCGAGCAAAAGCGCCGTGATGAGGCTGCCGTTGCCAAGCAGAGTGCTGACCCATGGGTGCATCGGTCAGACAACATGCTTTGCAAGAAGTGCATTTGGTTTGTACCGAAGCAGCCAAACAGCAAGCTCGGATATGACATTGGCCGATGCCGTCGCCATGCCCCGACCATGGGTGGCTATCCAGTGGTGTACGTCTCTGACTGGTGTGGTGACCACAGACTTGATGAAAACAAAATCTAATTTTTCCCAGACTTCTTTGGGAATTTGTAAACTTGCCACTTGAAAGGATTTTTATGGCATACGAATTAAAACCAGGACAGGGCTCTGCCTTTGTGAATAAATTTAAAACTGAGGACTGGCATGCGCCGTACCGTGGTGAGGTGGTGTTGCCGGATGGGACGCTGTGCTACATGGACATCAAGCCTGGAAAGACGCAGGCTGGTGAGCATTGGTTCTCGGTGAAGATTGGCAAGCCCAAGCCTCAGAAGGCTGCAGCGCCGGTGTCTGAGCATAGCCAGGCCAAGGCGAATGCTTTTGTTGCTGAAGACTCGGATATACCGTTCTGATGGCCACCAGGAAACCTCCGGCGCAGATCCCCAGTGTTCAGGGTTGGGGTGGGACAAGATCGATTGAGCGCAGGCTTGAGCGGTCTACCACCTTGGCTGGCAACCGGGAGGCTGTGGCTTATGCATTGCTGTGCATGGCCAACACGAAGATCAGCGACATCATGACTTGGGACGAATCTGGGAATGTGACGGTGAAGGCCGCGCACCAGATTCCTGAGCATGCGCTGACTGCGATTAAGTCGATCAAGCAGAAGGTTGACCGGGATGGCAACTCAACGCTTGAGATTGAGCTGTATGACAAGGTTGGGGTGTTGCGGATATTGGCCAAAGCCTCTGGTCTGCTGGACAACCCAGAAGAGTCTGACAAGCCATCGGTGATCGGGATCAACATTAAATCCCCGATCAATGATATTGTTGACGTGAAGGATGAATAATGGACGCTAAGCTGCTGGACAGGATTATTGACGTGCTTGACCTGGAGCTCGATGTCAGCCTGACAGACCCTGAGTGGGATGCTGTGATTGACAAGAAGCTCGCTCTCCTGGTTGACCTTAAAAAACTGAAAAAAGGACAGAATGAGCCGAACTAAAGAGCAATCTGGCAAGGCAATGCCTTCGACGGGCTTGAACCTGGACTTCAGCAAATCGCCTGCGGTCTGGGAATTCTTGCAAAGCAATGCGTTTGTGCGGGGCATGATGGGGCCGGTGGGGTCGGGCAAGTCATATGCCTGCGCTGCCGAGATCATGATGCGTGCTGTCAAACAAAAGCCTTCACCTATTGATGGCATTCGCTATTCGCGCTTTGCAATTGTGCGAAACAGCTACCCCATGCTGAAGACCACAACAATCAAGACGTGGCTGGACTTGTTTCCTGAGTCGACTTTTGGGCCGATGCTGTGGACACCGCCAATCACCCACCACATCAAGCTGCCAAGCCGTGGCGATGCGGCTGGGATTGACTGTGAGGTGATCTTCCTGGCCCTTGACCAACCCAAAGACGTGCGCAAACTGCTCTCTCTTGAGCTGACTGGAGCCTGGGTGAATGAGGCCAGGGAGTTGCCAAAGGCTGTGATTGATGGATTGACCCACCGCGTTGGCCGCTACCCTACCAAACGGGATGGCGGGGCTACCTGGTCGGGGATCTGGATGGACACCAACCCGATGGATGACGATCATTGGTGGTTCAAGCTGGCTGAGAAGGAAAAGCTCACAGGCCAGTTTGCCTGGAAATTCTACAAACAGCCTGGTGGCGTTGTGCCGGTCGACTCTGACGACTTGCCTGAAATGCCAGAAGCCAATGACCACATCTTCGCGGCCAATAAGTGGTGGAAGATCAATCCAAAGGCTGAGAACCTGAACAACTTGCCTCCTGGTTACTACTTGCAAATGCTTGGCGGCAAGACTCTGGACTGGATTCGCTGCTATGCCGGCGGTGAATACGTCTATGTCCAGGAAGGCAGACCAGTCTGGCCAGAATATAACGACGCGACCATGTCCGGCGATACTGAAGTGCACCCCAATGTGCCCATTCAGATTGGCCTGGACTTCGGTTTGACGCCGGCTGCCACCATTGGCCAGCGTATGCCCAATGGCCAGTGGCAAATTCACCAGGAAATCGTCACGTTTGACATGGGCTTGGAGCGTTTTGGCCTGCAGCTGTTGACAGAATTGAACGCTCGCTACCCAAACCACCAGGTAATGATCTGGGGTGACCCGGCCGGTATGGCCAGAGACGCAATTTATGAGGTCACAGCCTTTGATTTTCTGCGGACACTGGGTCTTAAAGCGCAGCCGACAGCGTCCAATGACTTCAAAGTGCGTCGTGAGGCGTCGGCGGCCCCCATGCAGCGCCTGGTAATGGGTCAGCCTGGACTGCTTGTCAATCGGGAATGCAAGCTGCTGCGCAAAGCCCTGGGCGGCGGCTACCATTTTAAACGAGTCGCGGTCGGTGCTGGCCATGAACGCTTCAAAGATGCGCCAAACAAGAATGAACACTCGCACATTGGTGACTCTTTTGGCTACCTGATGCTGGGCGGCGGTGAGTACAACCGCATGACCCGCGCTCCTCAACTTGGCGGCCGGGCTCCTGCCATGGCCACTGCTGTATTGGACTTTGACATCTTCTCATGAACGACATGATCGACACCGTCAACGAAAAACTGGCCACCACTGGGTGCTATTTTGAGCCGATCACTGATTGGCACATCGAGCGCCTGGCGCAATGGCATCAATCGTTTGGGCCTGTTGATGTCAAAGACACGGTTCAGTTCAACACAGAGTGCGGCCCAAGTGGGGCGCTGTACTACAACGGCAAACTGCTTGGAATCATTGGCGTGATCGTTTTGCGGCCACATGTTGGCGAGGTTTGGACGATCATTGATGACAGTGTTAAACATCAATTCAAGCGCCAACTGGTGGTTGGTGTGCGCACTGCACTTGATATCGCTCAGAAATCACTTGCTTTGACAAGAGTTCAAGTGGCCATAGAATCGGCAGCAGATTATTCAGAGAGCTGGCCGCTGGCGCTGGGTTTTACGTTTGAAGGTGTGATGCGCAGCTTTGGATCGGACGGCTCTGATTATTTACTGTACGGGAGGATCAAATCATGGGACTAGAAGCGCCAATTATTGGAGCATTGATCGGGGCTGGAACGACTGCCTACGCTGTCAACAAATCATCAAAAGCAGCATCCGCAGCAAGAGCGCAAGCAGCAGAAGCGCAGGCAGCGGCAACAGCAAACGCAACCAAAGCGCGTGAAGAAGCGGCTGCACAAGCTGCGGCAGCCCGTGAATTGGCCGCATCAGAAGCTGCAAAAAACAGAGAGGCTGCATCAGAGCAAGCAAAGCTCACGCGAGAACAGCAAGCCGCACTGGCTGCCGAGCAAAGCAAAATGACTGCCGCACAAATTGCAGCACAGCGCGAATCTGCAACATCAGCATTGTCGGCCGCCCAGTTGTCTGCATCCCAGCAGGCTGAAATGATGAGGGGTTTGACTGCTCAGCAGGCGGCTTCTGCAGAGGCGGCCAAAGCTCAACTCTTCCAACAGCAAAAGCAATACGAAGAGCAAAAAACCATGATGGAGAAGCAGGCTAAAGACCAGGCTGCTGCACTGGATGCTGAGCGCCGCAAGATCGCCGAGCGTGAATCTGCGCAAATGACTGCGCGTCGTCGTGCTGGCCGCCGATCTTTGTTATCGACAGCCAGGATCAATCCTGAGCTTGGACTTGCGCCAGCAGCCAATGATGAAACTCAGCTGAAAACTTTGTTAGGGGCTTAATATGGCTCTTCCAAATCAGAGACAATTTTTATTTGAAGACAGGCTTGATGAGCCCGTAAACGATGCTCAATCGCCTGTTGCGGTTGATGAGTTCGCAGCTCAACTTGCAGCTGAAGACGCGGCCGCTGCCGCCAAACTTGCGGCTGAAGAAGAGGCATTTAAAGCACAACAAGCTGAATTTGATGCGACATTAAAAAATCAGCTCGATGCACAAACCAAAGCTGACGCGGATGCATTTGCAAAAGCGCAAGCTGATATTCAAGCAATGGTTGCTGCAGAAACATTGAATTTGCAAAAGCAAAAAGACGCATTTGCTGCACAACAAGCATCTGCTCAAGCCGCTGCTGCCCAGGCAGCAAGAGAAGCTGCAGCAGCACAAGAAGCAATTGCCAAACAAATGGCTGAAACTCAGCGAGTGTCTGCTGAAATGGAAGCAAAGAGCAAAGCTGAAATGGCAGCCATGCAGCGAACGTCAGCAGCCAAGCTAGCTGGCAGTCGAAAGGCTGGCAGATCTGTGGCGGATCGCTCAATGCTGTCTGGATACAGCCCATTTGACGGCGGCCCACCTACGCTTGGCGGCGGTGGTGGACTTGGCGGCGGTGGCGCTAGTTTGGGAACATCAGGAACATTAGGGGTTTGAAATGAAAGCACAAGACAAAGTTCAAAAAGTCATGCACGAATACAAAGCTGGCACGCTTCACAGTGGTGGCAGCGGTAAGGTTGTCAAAAACCCCAAGCAAGCCATTGCAATCGCCATGAGCGAGGCAGGAATTAAACGCAAACCCCGTGGCGGCCTGATGGCCAACGCGACATTAAAAGGCTGACCATGATGAAAATTGAAATCTCAATTGAAAAAGGTGGCGAAGGCCATGAAATGGAAGACGAAGAGCTGACGCCAGAGCAGATCGCTGACATGGCCAAGAAGCTCAAGAGCGCCACATTGAGCCGCAAAGACCGCAAGATGCTTGCTGACGCTTTGCTCAAAGAAGAAATGGACGATTGACATGGAATACAACAAAAACCCAAAGGGCGGCATGCGCCTGACGCCTGAAGAGATCATCAAACGACAGTCTGTTGCTCAAACCAAAAAGGATGAGTTCCAGCAGTTGTACCAGGATGCCTACGAGTTCGCATTGCCACAGCGCCAGCTGTACGGCGTTTGGGAAGGTGGCAGCACCGGCTCCAAAAAGATGCAGCGCGTGTTTGATTCCACCGCAATCAACAGCACTCAGCGTTTTGCCAACCGTTTGCAGTCTGTGGTGTTCCCACCTCAGCGCCGCTGGTGTCGCCTTGAGGCCGGCATGGACATCCCATTTGATCGCAAACCACAAGCCCAAGCCATCCTGGATCTGTACGGCGAGAAAATGTTTGCCGTCTTGCGCCAGTCCAACTTTGACATTGCCATGGGTGAGTTTTTGCTCGACCTGGCGGTGGGCACTGCCTGCATGATGGTGCAGCCAGGCGACGACGTGAACCCGATTAACTTCATCCCTGTGCCTTTATTCCTGGTCAGCTATGAAGAGGGCGCCAATGGCCAGGTTGACAACGTCTACCGACGCATGCGCTTGAAGGGTGAGAGCATTCAGCGCCAATGGCCTGATGCGCAGATCCCGCCTGAAATGCAACGCCGCATTTCCGACAAACCAACAGACGACATCGAGCTGCTTGAAGCCACAATCTATGACGCCAACCGTGGCGACTACTGCTACCACGTCATTGACAAGGTGAGCAAGGCTGAGCTGGTGTATCGTCGCCGCAAGATCAGCCCGTGGGTGATCAGCCGCTACATGAAGGTGGCTGGCGAGATCTATGGCCGTGGCCCATTGATGACTGCTTTGCCTGACATCAAGACATTGAACAAGACCATTGAGCTGCTGCTAAAAAACGCATCGCTTGCCGTCTCTGGTGTGTACACAGCTGCCGATGATGGCGTGCTGAACCCAAACACGGTCAAGATCGTGCCAGGCGGCATCATCCCAGTGGCGCGAAATGGTGGCCCACAAGGCCCGTCACTCATGGCCCTGCCCCGCTCTGGCGACTTTAACGTGTCGCAGCTGGTGATCAACGATCTGCGCGGCAACGTCAAGCGCATTTTGCTGGACGAATCACTGCCACCAGAGAACATGAGCGCCCGTTCCGCGACCGAGATTGTCGAGCGCATGAAAGAGTTGTCTCAAAACCTTGGCTCAGCCTTTGGCCGCTTGATCAACGAGACAATGATTCCTGTTGTGTCCAAGATCCTTGAGGTGATGGACGAGCGCGGCATGATTGATCTGCCTTTGCGCGTGAACGGTCTTGAGGTGAAGGTTGCGCCGACATCGCCATTGGCCAACGCCCAAGCAATGGACGAAGTCAACGCCGCCCTGCAGTTTGCTCAGATTACTCAGCAAATGGGCGCCGAGGGTCAAGTGGCTGTTAAGTTCGGTGACATGATTGACTACTTGGGCGACAAACTCGGCGTGCCTGCAGCCCTTCGTAACAGCGCGGCTGAGCGTGGTTTTGCGCTTGAGCAGCAGCAGGCTCAGCAGGCCCAGGCATTGGCCGCTCAAATGGCCATGCAGCAACAGGGCGTCGCACCGCCTGGTATGGCTGCACCGCAAGGAGCGCCAGCATGAGCTGGGACGAACTAGACGCCATTGGCCAGGTCGATATCCGCGAGGCAAACCAGCAGCGCGACGACCTGGCCAGACTGACTTTGCGTGTCTTTGCAACTGAGGACGGCAGCAAGCTGCTTGCCTGGTTGCGAGACATGTATGTGAATGTGCCCATTGCCGTGCCGGGCACAGATCCTTCCCATGCGTTTTTTGCCGAAGGGCAGCGAAACGTTGTGAGGGACATTGAGGCGCGGATTAAACAAGCAAGGAAACTATGACGACCGAAACCCCAACAAATGTCGAGCCCAGTTCTGGCCTACTCGACAGCGTGCAGGTGGCAGACGAAAGCAAGACAGAAAACCCGCAAGCTGTTGAGATCGACCACAAGCCGACCACAGCAATTGACTTGGCGCCAGGCACTATTCCTGGAACGCCAAAAGAGCGCCCGGAGTGGTTGCCAGAAAACTTCTGGAACCAGGACAAGGGTGAGGCCAACATGGAAGCCATGGCCAAGTCCTATGCCGACTTGCGCAAGGTGGTCAGCCAGGGCAAGCACAAAGCCCCGGAGGGTGGCAAATACGACACAAGCGTGTTCAAGACACAAGACGTTGACAATGACCCATTGGCCAAAGCGTATGTGGGTTGGGCGCAAAAGTATGGCATCAGCCAGGTTGCTTTTGATGAGCTGGCGCAGAATGTCAATGAAATGGCCGCTGAAATGGCTGGCCCACCAATTGACACTCAGGCCGAAATGAAGTCACTTGGCCCCAATGCCAATGCTGTAGTCAACGGTATGGTTGACTGGGCACGCGGCCTGGTCAATAAAGGTGTATGGAGCAAAGACGACTTTGAAGAGTTTAAGATCATGGGCGGAACAGCCAAAGGTTTGAGCGCTTTGATGAAAGTTCGATCAGCCTATGAGGGCCGTGTTCCTGTTGACGTAGCCCCAATGGAAGGCGCGCCAAGCAAGGATGAGCTGTATCAAATGGTCAATGACCCCAAGTACAAAACCGATGCTGCCTACCGCCAAAAGGTGGAGCGCATGTTCCAGCAGCATATCTCCTGATTGTCTCCTGACTACGTTGCCATTGATGTAGTCCTTGACCCAGCTTCGGCTGGGTCTTTTTTTTATTTGTCAAGCACCATTTGCATTTTGTACAAATACTCATACAATCGCGCCCAAGGCATACCAGGCAACTGGCCCTTACCGCAGCGGATGCTGACGATTGGCTGACGTAAACAGCAAGCATTCGGCCCAGGTAACTGGATAACCGGCGCGAGAACCAAACCGTTTTTTAAACAACCGAGGAAAATATCATGAGCATTTCATTAAGCAATGCCTTTGTTACTCTCTTCGACGCTGAGGTAAAGCAAGCCTACCAAGGTAAGGCAATGCTGGTTCCTGCCGTACGTCAGCGCCGTGGAGTCGAAGGCTCAACCGTAAAGTTCCCCAAAGTTGGTAAGGGTGTTGCAACCCCCCGCATTGGCCAGACTGATGTCACACCTTTGAACGTGGGCTTCAGCTCTGTCACTTTGACTTTGTCCGACTGGAACGCCGCTGAATACAGCGACATCTTCAGCCAGGCTAAAGTTAACTTTGATGAGCGTCAAGAGTTGGTTCAAGTTGTTGCCGCCGCTATGGGCCGCCGTCAAGATCAATTGATCTTGGATGCACTCGCAGCTTCTGGTACATCTTTGACCGTGGCAAACAGTGTTGGTGGCACAACTACCAACTTGAACGTGGCCAAGCTCCGCGCTGCTAAGAAGTTGCTCGACAAAGGCAACGTTCCTGCAGACGGCCGTCACATCATCATCCATGCAAATGGTTTGGACAGCTTGTTGGGCGAGACAGCAGTGACCAGCTCTGACTTCAACACAGTCAAAGCATTGGTTCAAGGCGAGATCAACACCTTCTTGGGCTTCACATTCCACACATTGGGTGATCGCACTGAAGGTGGCTTGCCCATCGACGGCTCTTTGGATCGTACTTGCTACGCTTTCCACTCCGCAGCCATCGGCTACGGTGAAGGCATCGGCATGCGCACAGAGATCAACTACATCCCCGAGAAGACCAGCTGGTTGGTTAACGAAGTGTTTAGCGCTGGCGCCATCGCCATCGACGCTGAAGGCATCGTTCAACTCACTTGCCGCGAATCTTGATCTTAAAAGGAGCATGAATCATGGCTTATTCCGCAACTGGCTTGGCTGTTATTGCAGCATCTAAGCGTGGCAATGCCCCTGGCATCTACGCATACAAAACAACCGACAGCATTGCAACCGTCAATACTGAAGGTTATTTCAATTCAATCTCTTCCATGTTGGAAGTTGGTGACTTGATTTACTGTGTTACCAGTACTGGTTCCACAGCTGTAGCCACTTTGGTCTACGTTCTGTCTAACGCTTCTGGCGTGGTTGACGTGAACGACGGCACAACATTGGCCAACACAGACGGCGATTAAACATCGCAGTTTGGTTAGGTGGGCCAGCTTTCGGGGGTTCTCGGGGGCTGGCCCTTCTTACATTGAGAGGTGATCATGGCTGCTGGCGATACTGGCGTTTCAATTTGCTCTGATGCCCTGCTGATGCTGGGCGCAAAATCCATCACGTCATTCAATGACGGTACTGATGCGGCCAGTGTTTGTGACCGCCTATACCCTGACATTCGTGACACCGTGTTGACCACCTACCCGTGGACATTCAACACAAAAAAGGTTCAGCTTTCGCGGCTGATCACAACCCCAAATTCTGTCTGGCGCTACGAATACCAGCTGCCAGGCGACCGTCTTGGCACTGTGCGAGCAGCCTATCCTAGCGCTGCACAAAACGCATACCCAACCAAAGACTGGGAGATCCAGGGCGACAAGCTGCTGACAAATCTTCCTGCTGTTTACCTGGACTACCAGTACAGCCTTGGCGAATTTGCAATGCCTCAATACTTTGTGCAGCTGCTCAAATACATGATGGCCTGGCATTTGGCCATGCCGATTACCGAACAATCAGACCGTGCTCAATACTGGCAAGGTGTTGCTGTAGGCGGCCCATCAGAGAATGGCAGAGGCGGCTACATGCGCACAGCCATGAACATCGATGGCCAGGGCACACCAACCCGTGTGATTGAAGACTTCAGCCTTATCGCAGTGAGGGGCTAATGCCACGCTTTGTTGACATTCAAACCAACTTCAGCACGGGTGAGCTTGACCCTTTGCTGCGTTCGCGCATTGACCTGGCTCAGTACAACAATGCTCTGGCCAAGGCGACCAATGTGCTGGTGCAGCCACAGGGTGGCATTCGCCGTCGTCCTGGCCTGAAACACATTGCTGAGCTGCCAAGCGCGGCTGCTGATGGCGTCCGCCTGGTTCCATTTGAATTTAGCGTCGACGACAGCTACATGCTTTGCTTTACAAATAATCGCATGTATGTGTTCAAAGACGGCGTGCAGATCACCAACATCAATGGCGGTGGCACGGCATATTTGACGACAACAATCACCAGCGCAATGCTTAGCCAGCTCAACTGGACACAGTCGGCTGACACAATGTTTATCGTTCACCCTGACTTGGCTCCTGTGAAGTTGGTGCGCGGTGGTTCTGATTCAAGTTGGACAATTAGCACATACACTTTTTCTAGCATTCCAAAATACGCATTCACAATCACTGTGACGACGCCAACGTCTGGCCACCTAACACCAAGCGCTGTGTCTGGCAACATCACATTGACGTCTCAAAACTCAGCATTCAGCTCAGCAAGTGTTGGTCAATACATCAACGCATACCCGCAAGGCCGTGCCAGAATTATTCAGTATTTGACGGCAACAAGTGTCAATGCTGTGACTGAGTACCCGTTCTTTGACACCAGCAACATTGCTCAAGGCAGCTGGGAGATTGAGTCAGGTTATGAGAACGTGTGGAGCAGCGGCAAAGGATGGCCACGCACAGTGACCTTCCATGAGGGCCGTCTGTACTTTGGCGGATCTAAGTCGCGACCATCCACAATCTGGGGTAGCAAGATCGGCATTTTTGATGAGTTCAGTCCAACTGAAGCATTTGATGACGATGCAGTTGAGGCCACTTTGGACACCAGCTCACTCAACGTGATTGTTGACATGATCTCTGGACGTGACTTGCAAGTGTTCACTACTGGCGCCGAGTTCTATGTGCCACAGTCTGGCACTGAGCCGATCACGCCACTGACGCTGACATTTAAGGGTGTAAGCCGCAATGGCACAAAGCCTGGAACTCGCGTGCAATCCCTTGAGTCTGGCACTGTCTACATCCAGCGACAAGGAAAGTCGGTCAATGAGTTCTTGTTTTCTGACACTCAGCTGACGTATGTGACGCAGCGCATTTCATTGCTGTCTGGCCACTTGCTCAAAGCTCCAACCAGGATGGCTTTGCGCCGTGCGACCAGCACTGATGAGGGTGACTTGCTGATGATGGTCAATGACACTGACGGCACAATGGCCGCGTTCAGCATCATGCGATCACAACAGATCACCGCGCCTTCTGAGTTCATTACTGACGGCAGTTTCAAAGATGTCAGCGTTGACGTGACCGACATCTATGCTGTGGTCAAGCGCACATTCAACAGCACCGACAAATATTTTGTCGAGCTTTTTAGCTTTGATCGTTTTACCGACTGCGCATTTGTTGGTGGCGCTGCCTCTGGTGCAACTAGCCTGCCGCACATTGGTGAGTCACTGAACGTGATCTGTGACGGTGTGCCGCAAGGAAACGAGACTGTTAGCGGTGGTGGTGCTGTCACGTTTGACCGTGCAAGTACTGCCAGTTATGAGGTCGGTCTGCCGTTCACTGTGTACGCCAAGACCATGCCGGTTGAGATTAAACTTCAGACTGGCACGCGCATCGGCTTCAAGAAACGAATCGTTGAGATCAATGCATTGGTCGACAATACGCAGCACTTGGAATTAAACGAAAACCCTGTGCCGTTTCGCACGTTTGACAATCCATTGCTTGATGACCCAGAGCCGACTTACACTGGAAGCAAGCGCGTCAATGGCGTGCTTGGCTACAGCCGAGAAGCAAGCATTGAGATCTCTCAGAGCTTGCCGCTAAAAATGACTTTGCTGGGTCTTGAGTACAAGATCGCGGTGACTGGGGGTACATGATGGGCGAGTTTGATTTTTCAAATTTATACAGTTTGGATTTTTCTGGTAGCACTGGATCTGGTTTTAATACGATCGGATCGTCAAATGTTACTTATGATTTGTACAGCGGATTTGGCTCTACGGCTTCATTGTCTGGCATTGATACGTCGGCTTATGCCTTTACAGACGCCAGCGCATACAAGCTGGGTAGCTTTGACTACAGCGTGTTTTCTGGCCTGGACACATCAAGTGGATTTGACTGGGCAAGCATCATCAATGCTGGCAGCAAAATTGGATCGACTGTGGCCGGCGCTGCTGGCTCAGTGTTTGCAGGACTTCAGACTGGTTTGAATGCGGCTGCACCATATTTGCAGTTGGCATCGGCCATCACCAGCGCTGGCGCTCAAAAGACTGCAGCGATCTACCAGCAAGGACTGTATGAGGTGCAGGCTGTTGACACATTGCGCCTGGCACAGATCCGCACTGACCAGGATCAAAAGTATGCCGCCATCCAGGCTGGCCGCAAGCTGTTGTCAGCCGAGCGCCAAGCTCTGAATTACACAATCCAAGGCAACACATTGCTGCGCGGCATGGAGCGAACAAACGCGGCTGTGCGTGCGCGTGCTGCTGCCAATGGCGTTGTGTACAACGAAGGATCTGCTGCATCTATCCAGGCGGCAAACGTTGGCGCTGTTTACCGCGACGTCGGCATGTCAGACTTGAATGCTTTGACCGCAAGGATCATGGGCTTCGAGGACGCTGGCGCAATGATCTTGGCCGCCAAAGAACAAGCCGATCTGACCATGAGCGCAGCCGAGGCTCAGGCAAACCAGTTGCGTTTGGCTGGAGAATATGCAGTCAAGAGTGGTGGCTTGCTGTCTGGCGCGTCATTGCTGCAAGGTGGTCTGAATTTCGCTCAGACTGTTCGCAACCCATTTACACCTTAAACCATGGCAGATTTACCACTTCTCCAATCAGGCCGAGTTGAGGCAGCTGGCATTCCTGGTGCTGTGCTGCCGACCGTAAATGCACCACAAGTTGACTATGTCGGCTTGAAGGCTGGCGCTCAGTATCAAAACACTGTGGCGCAAACCCTTGACCGTTTGAGCAACCAACTGTTTGGCATTGCCAAGACTGCGGCCACAGAGGCTGGTTTGCAGTACGCTGCAGACAACCCATTGACCGACGAGCAGCTGCAGGCGGCCAAGACCGGCAACATGGAGTCGCTCAAGATGGGCGGCTCATTGAACGTGTTTGACCAGGCAGTGCGCAAAGCCAGATCATTTGAGCTGTCAAGCACATTTGAAATGGAAGCACGCAGCCAAATGACTGGCATGCTGACGGCCGTTGAAATGGGCAAGGCCACGACTGAGCAAGTGCAGACCAAATTGACGTCAATGATGGATGGCTTTAGCCGAAGCCTGGCTCAAGTTGACCCAGAGGCGTCGCTCAAGTTCCGTGCGACCAGCGCCACCATGGGCAACACCGTGTTGGCCAAGGCAGCCGAGTTTGAAATGAAGCGCGAGAAAGCTCAGCGCCTGGCCAAGTTTGACGCTGACTTTGACAACAGCACAAGACTGCTTGAGGCTGCTGTGTCTCAGGGTTTTTGGGTAGATCCAAAGACCCAGCAAAAACGCAGCATTGAAGAGTTGGCCGATGTGTACCGCCAGACAATCACCACCAGCGCTTTGCTGCTTGGCGATGCCACGGTGCAAAAGAGTTACAGCGACAAGTTTGAAGCTGCACTCAAAAATGCCAAAGTCAATGCGGTGACAAAGTTCCTGCTGACTGACGAGACTTCAATGGCCGACCCAGAAGCCACATTGAAAAACATCCAGATTGGCAATGTCGGCAAAATGACCGACGTCGTCAAAGGCATGTTGATGACAGACTTTGCCTCAATCGAGAAGGTGTCCGCCAATTACATGGTGGCAGTCAACGCACGCAACACAGCGATCAATCAAAAGATCAACGCTGACAAACGTGCAAATGAGCAAAAGGCTGTCGACTTGTTGGAGCAGATTTTCCCGCTGCCAGAGGGCAACGCCAAGCGCCGCGACCTGGTCAACCAGTTGATCGCTTTGCCTGCTGGCGCCGTACCCATTGGCACGCTCAAAGACTTGCTGGAGCCAAACAAAGAAGGCAACCCAGCTGTCGAGTTTAATTTGCTAAACGGCATTTACAACGGCACGATCAACCGGCCAGATCAGATCTGGGGCATGGTTGGCAAAGGCATCAATGGCAAGCAAGCTGTTGGCGCTTTGAAGCTGCTGCAGTCTGAAGACCGCCGCGACCAGGGCGACTTGGATCGTGGCTTGGCCAAGCTGGCCGGCATCCCCACAATGCCAGGTTCTGTGACCGTGCTTGACCCCAAAGGCACTGAGTTCCAGCGCCTGCAACGTTTGCGTGTTGACGCACAGCAAGTGCAATCTCAAGCCGCCATCGAAGGCAAAGTGTTGACGCCCCGCATGGTGCTTGAGAAGCTGGAAATGCAGCTGGAAGAGAAACGCAATACCGAGCAGGCTAAAGCAGCACGCACAGCATTGACAACTGTCTGGGAGAAAAAGGTCGGCGGCCCGATCACCCGTGACACATTGCCAGGATTGGAAAACAGCAAGAAGCTCAAGCCTGCTGAGATCACACAAGTCAAACGCCTGCTCGACCAGGCAGAAGGGAATCAGTAATGGCCTACAGCCCGGTCGAAAACAAATACTTGTCAGCACTGACGTCGCTGCAATTCCCTGATGAGCAGCCGGCGCCAGAAGTGGCAGCCGCGCCAGAGAAGCCAATGGCTCCTGGTCAGCGTCCTGGTGACATCCTGGTTGCCGAGGTTGGTTCTAGGGGTTTACCCGAGCAAGCCTATAGTGGCCAGAAGCCGGCGCAAATGACAGCCTACGATCCAACCGTGCGTGAGCGCTTGGCTGGTTTCCTGCAGGCTGGTTTTGAGGGTATGGGCGTCGACCGCTACAAAGCCCGTCAAAACGCTCAAACGCTTTTGGGCGGCCCTAGTAGCAACCTACCTTTAAACCTTGGCCTAGCGGACGTTGTGCCATTCCTTGGCACTGGTTTGCAAACACAAGAAGCTGTGCGCATGGGTGAAGAGGCTGGCTACTCAGCACAAGCTGGAAACTATGGCACAGCCGCATTGCAAACTGGTGGCGCTGTATTAGGGTTAATACCAGGTGTTGGCGGTACAGTTAAAGCTGCCAAGCCGCTGATTCCAAAAGCGGCCGAGATGACAATCAATGCGCTAGAAAAAACCGGCATGCCTGCGCGTGGTCTGGGTATTGTCGAGTCCGGCCCCAACGTGGTCAGCACCAGGTTGCCAACAGCTGTCAAAGCAACAGAAGACCCGCTGGCCAATAACCTTGTGATTGACTTGCAGTCTGCAAAAACAGACCCAGAGGCATTCAATTACAACGTCGGTTTGATCAAACAGTATCCGAACTTTGCATCTAAGGCGCGCAACCCTGACAAGCAGGCCGAAGACTTCATCAATGAAGTCAAAGACAATTTGTTGTTCTTGCATGACCAGGTTCCAGACGCTACGCGCCAGCGCAGCAAACTCTGGTACGACGGTGCACGCAACATCACCAGCAAATGGTCGAACGAATACCAGGTTCCCGACCAGGCAGTGTCTGGCGTGTTGGCCGTACTGTCGCCACAAAAAGATTGGTTCATGAATGTGTCCCTTGGACAGCGTGTGCTGGACATCATGGGCGGCAAGCAAGCATACAAGTGGGATGACGGCATGACCGAAATGGCCAAAGTCATTTGGTCAAAGCCACAGTACGCGCCAATGGTTGACGCCATCAAAGGCAAATCACTTGCTGAGATCACAGATCCTGGACTCAAGGCAATGTGGCTGCGTACATACGACCAGGCATATTTGCCACGCGAACACCAGATCGTTACACCAGAAGGTGACTTCGCTGGTTTGCGCATGAACTCGGACGGCAAGACGCCAACCAAGACTGGCTGGGGATCGCTCAATGAAATCGGCAAAGCCATTGTGATTTTGGGTGACCCATCCAAGGCAAACATCAGCAACAACCTGGGCGACATGCACAAGGTTCGCAACTTCTACAACAACATCTACGCACCGAACGATCCATCTGGCGCCGTAACAATTGACACCCATGCGGTGGCTGCTGGCTTGCTGCGCCCACTGTCTGGCAACAGCCGTGAGGTTTTGCACAACTTTGGCTCTGGCGTGGTTGGTGAGGGCGGCCCAAAGAACAGCTCGGTCACTGGCGTGAAGGGTACTTATGGCTTATATGCAGAAGCCTACCGAAGAGCTGCCCAAGACCGTGGCATTTTGCCGCGTGAAATGCAATCAATTACCTGGGAAGCTGTTCGCGGCCTATTCCCTGACACATTCAAAACAGCAGCAAATGCTGACAAGGTAGACAACATTTGGCTACAATATCGCAAAGGCAAACTTTCACTAGACGAGGCACGCAATGAAGTCTTCAATGCAGCAGGCGGAATCAATGCCCCAGAGTGGGAGCGGGCCGGACTACGTCCTGGAGCTGCTCCAGAAGTTCAACCTTCCATTAACCAGGGAGAACTACCTGGGGCTGGCGTACCCGGAGGGTCTGCCGGCGGAATGGGGGGCGGAGAACGAGGTGGAGCTGCCACAGGAGATTCGTCAAGCGTAAAGCGTGGCCGTCAGGCTCGCACTTCTGGAGCTAAGTGATGGCCATTCAACCACTAGAACAACGTCTCAGCAGCATTCTGCCAACGGCTGCATCAGTCGCACCAGCAGATCCTACAAAGCTGCAGCCAATGCCTGCAGAAGCTGTTGACGAGCCAATGGCTGATGACGTCACAAGCCAACCAGGCACGCCAAGCATGGCCGAAGGCATCCAGATTGCCGGCCCTGTCGATGCCGCCCTTCGCAAACTGATCACTGGCCAGGCAACCAAGGCTGAACGTCAGCTTGTGCCTGGCAAGATCTTAGACACAGAATTGCCGGAAGCGGCAAAAGCTGGCCGCTACAAAATCATTCCAGAGGCAAGCCCTGCACTGACAGAAACTGTTGGCCAGGCGACAAGCCGTCGCCAGGCGCAAGGCGCCCTGGTTGGCAAGCCAAGCCCAACCACCGATGAGTTGGCCGCTGGCGTCAAGGTTGAGCCGTTTAATCTGTCTCAATACCAAAACCATGATGCCGCCGGCATTGTGGCCGGTGTGGCCGATGCTTTGAACATCAAGACCAAGGCCGTCACGTTTGACGAGATCAAAGCCAAGGCTGCTGAGTCTGGCATTGGTGAGTCATTTCTGACCAGGCTGATTGGCAGCGATGGCCGCATGATGGCCAATGCTGTCGAAACTTACAAAGCCCTGGAAGTTTTGGAGACAAGCGCCAATGAGCTGGACAAATTGTTCAAGCTGGTCAACTCTGGCATGGCCACAGATTCTGACAAGCTCATGCTGCGCCAGCAAGTGGCCTTTCATGGCTTAATCCAAAAAGGCGTCAAGGGTATTCAGACTGAGACTGCCCGTGCTTTGGCCGTGTTCCGCATCCCACGAGACGGCAATGCCCAGGTGATCCGCCAGGTGCTTGACGAGTTTGGTGGTGATGGCGCACTGCAGGACATGGCCCGCAGCTACTTGTCGCTGGAGTCACGCGCTGCACAGAATGCGATGATCGAGAAGTCGATGATGTCTGGTGTCAAGGACGTCTGGTTCACGACATTTATCAACGGCCTGCTGTCGTCGCCTGTGTCGCACGCCAAAAACATTGTGTCAAACACATTGTTTGGTTTGTATCAAATCCCAGAGCGTACCGTCGCGGCTTTGTACGGCAACGTGCTGCCAACTGGCGTGCGCAGCTGGCGCTCTTTGGTTCCAGGCTCTGAGGCCGAGAAGGTCGGCATGGACGAAGCGCTCACCATGGTGCAGTCTCTACGCAATGGCATTATTGAAGGCATGCAGCTGGCCAGCACTGCCTGGAAGAACAACGCGCCAAGCGACCTGATGACCAAGATTGAAATGCAGCGTGGCAACATGACGCCATCAATTAGCTCTGGTGCGTTTGGCATGGAGCAAGACACATGGATGGCCAAGGCTTTGGACTTCTATGGCACGGCCGTCACCATTCCTGGTCGCGCACTGATGACCGAGGATGAGTTCTTCAAGGGTGTGCTGTACCGCATGGAGTTGAACACATTGATCACCCGTCGCGGCAAGACTGTGTACCGTGAAGGCGTCGATGCTGGCCTATCTGAGACAGACGCCATGGCCAAGGCATCGCTTGAGGTGGAAGGCTTGTTCCAGTCGCCACCCCGCGACCTGGATGAAGCAGCCATGGCTTATGCCCAAAAAGGCACGTTCACAAGTGAGCTGCCACCAGGACTGAAAAACTTGCAAGAGGTGTTCAATCACCCCGCCCTCAAAGTGGTTGTGCCGTTCTTCAAGACGCCAGCCAACATTGGCCTGCAAGTAGTTGAGCGCACACCGTTCGCACCGCTATCGTCACAGTGGCGTGAAGAGGTGGCCAAGGGCGGCATCTACCGCGACATGGCTTTGGCCAAGGTCACGCTAGGATCTGCTTTGTTGGCCACGTTTGCTGCGTTGTCCGCAGAAGGCAACATCACCGGCCGTGGCCCAGAGCGTAAAGCTGACCGAGAGGCAGCAATGCGTGATGGCTGGCAGCCTTACTCCATCAAGGTGGGTGACAGTTACTACAGCTACAACGGCATGGAGCCGGTGTCTGCTTTGATGGCCATCGCTGCCGATTATGCTGAATATGCCAAACATGAACCAGACGCCAGCAAAGTGGAAGAGGTTTTCCTGGGCGCGACTTATGGCCTGTACGAATACCTCAAAGAGCAGCCCTATCTGCAGGGTATTGCTGACGTGGCCAAGCTGATTGGCACAAACCAGCAAGGCGCTGTGGACGGCAAGAAGATTGTCGACGGCCTGGTAAAGCAGTTTGGTGGCTTTGCCATTGGCGGCTCACCAGCTGGCGCCTACAGCTCATTGGTCGCTGGCATTTCCCGCTTGTCAGACCCGACACGCAAGGATACCCGTGCAGATCCTGAGCTGCCGATGGGCGTTCGCGGCTTTGTTGAGGCGTTCAACAAATACAAGTCACGCCTGCCATACTTCAACGAGTCATTGCCAGAGGCATTGAATCTGTGGGGTGATCCCGTACTGACATCCCGTGGAAACCCCATGGAGTTGGTGCTGCCGACCCGTGTGAGCCCTGCTCAATTCAGCTTGGTTGACGACGCCCTGGTGCGCATCGGCTCACCCGTCGGCATGCCAGACAAGAAGATCGATGGCGTTGAAATGACGGCCGAGCAGTACAACCGTCTGCTGACAATCTACGGCAAAGAGCTGCCAGCCAAGCAAGGCATTATGGATGTCATGATGTCCCCAGGGTTTACCCTGCTGTCATTGGATGACCAGCAAAAGACCGTGCAATCGGTTCACAGTAAATACATGCAAGCAGCCCACAACCAGCTCAAGCAAGAAGATCCTGCACTGCAGGCCAGAATTGCTGAAATGGTTGAGTTGCGCAAGGCCAATGGCCTCTATTACAAACCCTAAGAAAACCGTACAATTTCCACCAGGAAGGATTGAACCATGGCCGTCCCAATTTCCAACGTAACCCGTCGCGTCGTTTATGCGGCCAGTGGCACTGGCCCGTATGCGTTCACCTTTGAGATTCTGGCAAACACCGACATTGCCGTCTACCGTGACGACACGCTGCTGACGCTGACCACCGATTACTCGGTGAGCATTGCCTCAAACGGCACTGGCTCGATCACCCTGGTGGCCTCGCCAACTGGTGCAACGCAGATCGCCATTGTTGGCAACCGCACCATTCAACGCACGACAGACTTCGTGACTGGTGGCGACTTCTTTGCCAACACGGTCAACGATGAAATGGATCAGCAAACAATCTTCGCGCAGCAAAATGCCGAGGGTTTGTTGCGTGCATTGAGCGCGCCACAGACTGATCCAACAACAATTAACATGGTGCTGCCACGCGCCAGCCTGCGTGCCAACAAGGCGCTTGGCTTTGATGCTGACGGCAACCCTGCCATTGCTGACACGCTTGGTACAAATCGTGGCAACTGGGCTGCATCCACTTTGTACTATGTCCGCGACATTGTCAAAGACACAACCAACAACAACATTTGGCAGTGTATTACTCAGCACACATCAACTGGCTCACAGCCAATCAACACAAACACTGACTCAGCCAAGTGGACTTTGTTGGTTGACGCAGCATCGGCATCAACAAGCGCCACAAATGCTGCTTCGTCTGCTTCGGCTGCATCTAGCAGTGCGTCTGCTGCATCGACTTCAGCGACAAACGCAGCCAGCTCAGCAAGCGCTGCAAGTACATCAGCCAGCAACGCATCGACATCGGCCACCAGTGCGGCCAGCTCGGCCAGCGCAGCATCGAGCTCAGCCAGCACGGCCAGCACAGCTGCGACCAATGCAGGCAACAGCGCAACAGCAGCTGCGACAAGCGCAACAAACGCCAGCAACAGCGCCAGCGCTGCCAGCACATCGGCAAGCAATGCCAGCAGCTCAGCATCAGCTGCCAGCACGTCTGCATCTAATGCAGCCACGTCTGCAACCAATGCTTCTAACTCGGCCACAGCTGCTTCTGGCAGTGCATCGACGGCATCCACACAGGCGACCAATGCATCCAACTCAGCTACCGCTGCAGCTGGTAGTGCAACAAGCGCAGCATCAGCACAGACTGCTGCAGAAGCTGCACGCGACGCAACACTGGCTGCGTATGACAGCTTTGATGATCGTTACCTGGGAGCAAAGACAAGCGATCCTAGCGTTGACAACGACGGCAATGCTTTGGTTGCTGGCGCTTTGTATTTCAACAGCACTGACGGTGCAATGAAGCTGTATACCGGCAGCGCCTGGGTGGCTGCTTATGTGTCTGG